ACGAGATCGCTCAGTGTCTCGTGGGCTCGGAGATGTGTATAAGAGACAGGTACGAAGCGACCGCATACTGTTCTTGTGAGAAATGCTGTGGGACCTGGGCGGAAAACCGGCCCGACGGGGTCGTCTATACCGCCAGCGGAGCCGTCGCCCAGGAAGGCGTGACGATCGCCGCCGACTGGGACGTCCTTCCCCCTGGGACCGTCGTCTACATTGACGGCCTGGGCGAACGTGTCGTCCAGGATCGCGGCGGGGCGATCAAAGGAAACGCCGTCGACGTCTACTTCGAGGACCACGACGAAGCCCTGGTCTTCGGCCGCCAGACCGTCCGTCTTTACATAGTCGAAGGCGGTGACGGACCTTGAAGACCTGTTCCGTGTGCGGCCGCCAGGTGAAGAAGACGGTCCCCTGTCCGTATCAGCGAAAGGGCCTGGAAACCTGTCCGGACTGTTGCGAAAAGTGCTACGAAAGCGAACCCTTCCCCTGTCGAGAACACGACCAGAGGAAAGAACCGAAAGGGGGAAAAACACATGAACACTATAAAACGCGGCGACGTCTTCTTCTGCCTGGGAAGCCCCGACGCCGTCGGAAGTGAGGAACGGAAGACGCGGCCCGTCGTGGTCGTCCAGAACGACGCCGGGAACGCCAGTTCCCCGACCGTGATCGTCGCCAACATGACCACCAACACCGCCCGCCGGCTGTACCCTATGCAGTTCGATATTCTTCTTCCCGGCCGCGCCCTGTCCCGCGTCCAGTGTGAGCAGATCAGGACCGTCGACAAATGCCGCCTTCGCGACAAGGTCTATTCCCTGACCGAAGACGAACTTCGGAAGCTGGACGACTGTCTGGCCGTGTCCTTCGGAATGGCCCGCCAGACGGCCCAGGAAGGCCGCCAGGACGCCCAGGGCGGCGGGGACGACGTATTCCTTGCCCTGGCCCAGAAGGGCCTGTCTGTGGCCGTCTGTCCCCTTCCTGTGCTGAACCAGGTGAATATCACCGTCACCGACGGGAAGGACGTCGGGATCACCCGCAACATCACGGCGGCCGCCGGCGGGATCGTCGACGAAATCCGGGACATGAAAAGCGCGCTTGCAGAGGTGGCGAAGTGATCCGGGGCAAGGAAGCGGCGAAAAAGTGGTCGAAAGCCCTGGACCTACCCGAAGACCAGGCGATCCCGTGTGTGGTGGCGTTCGTATGCCTTCGCTATCATGGGAAATCATTTGTCCGCAGACTTGCGGCCGGCGAAGGGAAGATCACGACCTGGCAATCGCTGAAAATCGCTGTGGCCCTGTTCCTGTGGAACCGCGCCACGAAGAAGGACCCCTGGGGCGAACTGTACCGGATCACGAAGTTCGCCCAGAAGTGGAAGGAAGGTGATTCTAAATGAACGACGTGAAACTGTCCGGCCGCCTGACGCGCGACCCGGAACTGAAACACACGCCGAACGGCGTCCCGGTGGCGACCTTTTCCCTGGCCGTCGACCGGAAGTTCAACAGAGAGGAAGCGGACTTCGTTCCGATCGTCGCCTGGCGGAAGACGGCGGAGTTCGTGGCGAAGTATTTCCGAAAAGGCCAGCGTGTGATCGTGGCCCAGGGCCGGTTCAAGGTCGACCAGTACACCGACAAGGAAGGGAACAAACGGTCCCGCTTTTCTGTCGTGGCCGACGAAGTGGAGTTCGCCGACTCCAAACGCGCCCCCGAAGACCGCCCGGCCGGGAGCGTGGCGGCCGAATACATGGAGAACGGAGGCTTCGAGGAATTGGACGGCGAAGACGGTGATCTTCCGTTCTGAACACCGGCAGGAAGGGGGCGACGACATGGACGCCAAAGAGAAAGCAAAGCGCGCGGAAGAACGGACGACCCGCCGCGTTTACGACATCTTGAAGAATCACGATCAGGAAACCCGGACGATCGAAGCACAGATCGAAGCCGAACGCGCGGCCCTGGAAGCGGACCTGGCAGAGATCAGGACCAGAGCCTACCCCCGCGCCGTTCGCTACGACACGCCCCGCGTCCAGTCGCCCCCCGACCCTGACGGGAACATGGTCAAGATCGCCGCCGCTATCGAACGGCGGACGGCCCGGACGAAAAGAGCGGTCGAAGCCCTGGAAGACCGCCAGCGCCAGATCGAGAACGTCCACGAAATCGTCCTGGCTATGGACGCGAAGGCGAAAATCGTCCTTCTGACCTTGTACTACCCGCGCCGGACCTATGAACAGGCGGCCGAAGCCCTGGGAATGGACGTGTCGACGGTCAGCCGCCAGAGGAAGACCGCCGTTGAACGCCTGGTCCGGAAATATATCCGCCTTCACGGGGCGATCGAGTAACAGACCCCGCGTCGGCGGAAAGTTTTTGCACATGATTGCACATCTTTGCAAATGTCTGCATATAACTGCACTGGTCAACGACCGCGCAATATGCGAAAATGCTACAAGGGAACCTTGCAGAGTTCCCGGACTCCTTTTCATTTGATAGGGACGCAGAAAGGAACGCCTTCGCCGGCGTTCCTTTTCTGTTGCCCCGAAGACCACGAAGAAAGGACGGTGAAGAATCGTGGCCCGCCTGACGAAGAAGAACGAAGTCTTCTGTGACGAATACCTGATCGACCTGAACGCGACCCAGGCCGCGATCCGCGCCGGCTATTCCGTGGAATCAGCGGGGAGTATCGGAAGTGAATTGCTGAAAAAACCTGAAATCCGCGCGCGCATTGACCGCGCTATGGCCGAGAGGTCGAAGCGGACGGGGATCAACGCCGACCGGGTCCTTCTGGAACTGGGGAAAATCGCCTTCGTGAACGCGATCGACGTGATCAACATGAACGACGCGACCGTCCTGTCGGACGCTTCCCGCGACGACACGGCCGCGATCGCTTCTGTGAAAGTGAAAGTGATCCCCGGAGAGGACGGCGACGGCGTGGAACGGGAAATCCGACTGGCCGACAAATTGAAGGCCCTGGAACTGTGCGGAAAGCACCTGGGAATGTTCAAAGACAGCCCGGACAGCGCCGCGCCTGTGACGGTGGTGATCAATTATGACTACGGCCCGGACGATTGAGTTCAGAGCGTCCGCCCAGTTCAACCCTGTCTTCCGGCCTGTGAATGAGTGGCGCGGAAGATACCGCATTTTGAAAGGGTCCGCCGGGTCCGGGAAGTCCGTGAACATAGCCCAGGACTACGTCGCGAAGCTGTCCGACCCCGCCTTCCAGGGGGCGAACTTGTTAGTCGTCCGGAAGATCGAAGAAACGAACCGCGACAGCACCTTCGCAGAGTTACAGGCGGCGATCTACCGAATGTTCGGTCCCTACGCCGACCGCTTCTGGAAGGTCAACCTGAACCCCCTGGCGCTGGAATGTCGGACCACCGGGAACCGGATCATATTCCGGGGCGTGAAGGACCAACGCCAGCGCGAGAAGGTGAAGTCGATCACCTTCAAGAACGGGAAACTGGTCTGGATATGGTGTGAAGAAGCGACGGAACTTCTTTCCGAAGACGTCGACATTCTGGACGACCGCCTTCGCGGCAACCTGGAAGACCTGAACCCGAACCTGTACTACCAGATCACAATGACCTTCAACCCGGTCAGCGCGACACACTGGATCAAGGCCCGCTACTTCGACAAGGCCGATCCGGACGTCCTGACCCATCATTCGACATACAAGACGAACCGATTCATCGACCCCGCCTATTTCCGCCGCATGGAGCGCCGGAAGGAAGAAGACCCGGAAGGCTATCGCGTCTACGGCCTGGGCGAGTGGGGCGAACTGGGCGGCCTGATCCTGACGAACTTCGAGGTCCACGACTTCCCGACTGACCGGGACTTCTTCGACGGCTTTTACTACGGCCAGGACTTCGGCTTCAACCACGCCGACGCGATCCTGGGGATCGGCTGGAAGGACGGCGAAATCTATGTCACGTCCGAAGTGTATGTCTTCGAGAAGGACACCGAAGAAATAATCGCCCTGGCCCGCCAGAAGCGGATCGACCCCCGCGCGGAAATGTTCTGTGATTCCGCAGAGCCGGACCGGATCAGGACGTGGCAGAAGGCCGGCTTCCGCGCCTACCCCGTGAAGAAAGAGCCTGGAAGCGTGAAGGCCCAGATCGACTTCCTAAAAGGGCGGAAAATCCACATTCACCCGTCCTGTGTGAACACCTTGAAGGAAGTCCAACAGTGGAAATGGAAGAAGGACCCGACCACGGGTCTTTACATCGACGAACCCGTCGAGTTCATGGACGACGCTATGGCGGCCCTACGCTACGGCGTGGAGCGCCCGCGACGTGGGTCGTCCATCGAAGTTTTGAAGTGAGGTGGCAAAAATGGAACTGTCCGTCATGGACCGGATCGACATGATATTGAACGACCCGGAAAAGGCCCCTATGACCCTGGCCCAGATCGTCAGCGAGGAAATCAGGGAGTTCAAGCGGTCGCCCCAGTATTCGATCATGCTGGAAGCCGAAGCGTATTACAGGAACAGGTCTTCCGTCCAGACGAAGACGGTCGACGTCGCCAACCGCTCGAACGCGAAGATCGAACGGCCGATCCTGAAAAAGCTGGTGGATCAGAAGGCGAACTACCTTCTGTCGAAGCCCTGGACCGTGGACACCGAAAGCGAAGCATACGGCGAAGCCCTGAACGGAGTCTTCGACCAGACCTTCCGCCGGAAGATCAAGAGCCTGGGAAAAGGCGCTGTAAAGTCTGGGATCGCCTGGATTCAGCCCTACTTCGACGACGACGGGAAACTGGCCTTCATGCGAATCCCGTCCCCCGAAGTGGTCCCCTTGTGGCGGGATTCAGAGCGAACGAAGCTGGACGCCTTCATTCGCTTCTATGACCAGGTCATTTACATCGGGATCAGGAAGCACATCATTACACACGCCGAATTTTGGTGGACCGGCGGCGTGAAGTATTTCAAGACGGACGCCTTCGCGGGGACCGGGGCCGGCGACTTCCACGTCGACAAGGACCACGGGACCGAGGAAAGCGACTGGACCGAACCGCACTTCACCGTCGGGAACACGGCCTACAACTGGTCCGAAGTCCCGATCGCGTGGCTGAAATACAACGAAGAAGAACTTCCCCTGTGCTACTTCGTGAAGGACCTGATCGACGACATCAACTGGCAAAACAGCGTCACGGCCGACGTCCTTCGCGACGTGGCGAAGTTCATCTACATTCTGAAAAACTACGGCGGAACCGACCTGGCGGAGTTCCTGAAAGACTTGAAGGAACACATGGCGATCAAGGTCACTTCCGACGGCGGCGTGGACAAGTTACAGGCAGACCTGAACATCGACGCCGTCATGGCCTTCCTGGACAATGAACGCCGGGACATCTATGACTATGCTTCCGCCGTGGACACGAAGGACCCGGACCTGGGGAACGCCAGCGGGACGGCGATCAACTTCCGATATATGGACCTGGACGCCGACTGTGATTCCCTGGGGACCGAACTGAAAGACACCTTCCACCGGCTGAAACTGTTCATCGACGTCTATTTCCAGATCACCGGCCAGGGCGACTTCACCGGCGAGGACTTCGACATCGTGTTCAACATGGACCTTCCGGTCAATGAAACCGACGTGATCAACAACGCCCGGACCAGCGACGGTCTTATTTCCAAACGGACGATTCTTCAAAATCACCCGTGGGTCACGGACGTCGACGAAGAACTGGACCAGATCGACAAGGAAAAGAAGGCCGCTATGGAAGACTTCGGCGAAGGTCTGTTCAACGATTCCCTGGGGGCGAACAACGCCGCCCAGACGGCCCAGGAAGGCCAGGAAGGGGCTGCCGGAAAGGCTGGTGGCGTGAATGGCGAGGAATAAAGAATACTGGATCGCCCGCGCCCTTCAACGCGAGAATGAAGCCTATCTTCGCGGCGTCGGCCTGACGGCGAAAATGTTCCAGGAATACGACAGAGCCGCGAAGGCGATCCGCCGGGAGATCGGCGACTTCTATTCGAAGTACGCCGGCAAGTATGGCCTGACCTATGACCAGGCGGTCCGCCTTCTGACCCGGAAAGAGTTCCAGGAGTGGAAGGCGACCCTGGCCGAATATGTCGCCAGGATCGCCCAGGAGCCGGACCCCCGCGTCAAGGCTATCCTGACGGCCCAACTGGACGCCCTGTCCACGAACAGCCGCATTTCCCGCCTTGAAGCCCTTCTGGGACAGATCGACCTGAAACTGAATGACCTGTGGGAAACCGGCGTGGCCCAGATGAAGGCAGAGTTCGGCGACGCCTTCCGGGAAGGCTACTACAAGAAAATCTTCGACATTCAGTCCCGCGTCGGCTTCTTCCATGAGATCGCAAAGCTGGACGAAAGCGTCGTAGAAGACGTCCTGTCCTATCCCTGGTCCGGCGCTATGTTTTCGGATCGCCTGTGGCAGAACAAACAGGCCCTTCTGTTCCATGTCCGGGAAACCATCACACAAGGGATCATGCAAGGAAAGAGCGTCCCGACCATGTCGAAGGAACTGTCGGCCCGAATGGGGCAGTCCTACAAGGCCGCCGAACGCCTGATCCGTACCGAGACGACCTACTTCCACGGGGAGTCGGACAAGGCCGCCTATGAAGCGGCCGGCGTAGACGAATATGAATACGTCGCAACCCTGGACAGCCGAACCTGTGAAGTGTGCGCCGCCCTGGACGGGAAGCACTTCAAATTGAAGGACGCCCAGGCCGGCGTGAACTATCCGCCCATGCACCCGAACGACCGCTGTACTACGGTCGAATATGACCCGGACGACGCCCTGGACTGGTACAATTCCGGCAAGAAAATGCCCGAAAATATGACCTATGAGGAATGGGCGGAGCGCCAGAACGTGAAAACCGGCACGGACAAGCGAAATCAACTGAAAACAACTTCAAACGATGATTGAACGCCCTTCCAGGGCGTTTTTTCATACCCAAAACAGCCGCCCCCGCCCGGCGAACCGGCGGGACCGCAAAGCGTGTGGAAGTCACGGTAAAGACAGCGGGGAAAGGAGCAAACCATGATCACCGAAAGCGTCAAAACCATTCTGGGCGAAGACCTGACGAACCAGGTCGAAGCGGCCTTGAAGGGCAAGGGCAAGGACGGAAAGGACGTTGACCTGGTCGTCGGAAACGACGGAACCTTCGTCCCGGCCGAGAAGTACAACGGAGCCAACAGCGGCAAGACCAGCGCGGAAAACGCCCTGAAAGCGGCCGCCGAAGCGTTGAAGGCGATTGGCGGGTCTGGCGACCCGTCCAAGATCGCCGACGACGTCAAGACCGCCCAGGCCACGATCGAAACCCTTCGGACCGACCACCAGAAAGAGATCGCGCGAATCCAGAAGAACACGGCCCTTCGAATGGCCCTGGCCGACAAGGCCCACGACCCGGCCGACATTATTTCCCTTCTGGACCTTGACAAGATCGAGGTCGACGACGCCGGCGCGCTGAAAACGGACCTGGAAAGCCTTCTGAAACCCTTGAAGGAGTCGAAGGCATACCTGTTCAAGACCCAGGAACCGGCGAAGAACCCCGACATCAAGGGCGCGAAGCCCGCTGATCCCGGCGCGCGCCAGGACCCGGCCACGAAGGCCGACGGCCCTGTCGTGATTTAACAAACCTGTCAACAGACAAACGAAAGGAATGATTTTCAATGGCACGAACCAAAGCTATCAGCCTGATCCAGAGCGGCGCGACGAAGGTCGACCTGGCCGAACTGTCCGGCCTTGTGATCGCCAATATCCAGAAGGAAACCCTGTCTTCCGGCTTGAAGTCCCAGTCCTACACCGGCAACCCGGCGACCGGGTCTGTGGAGTATAAGCGTTTCAAGAACAGCGCGTCCCAGGCATACGGAACCGCCAGAGCCGCAAACAAGGGAACCGCGATCACTGTTCCCCCGACCACCGTCAACCTGGACACCCACCGCGAGATCGTCGAGGAAGCCGCGAAGTTCGACCTGGACACCTTCGGCGTCGGTAACATCATGGCCCGCCGCGCCGACAACCACGTCGACACCGTGGCGGCAGAACTGGACGCCGCCTTCTTCCTGTGCGCGGCCAATGAGGGAACCGCCTTCACCACCACCGAAACCGACATCGAAGCCCAGGTCGAAGCCCTGATCCAGACCCTTGAAACCGTGAAGAACGACTACGTTCGCGGCGTCCCCCGGAACCTGATCCGCCTGGTCCTGGACCCTGTCTTCTACGGCAAGATCAGAACCTACCTGGACAAGAACACCAACAACGCCAACGTGGACACCGCCGCCGAGGACTTCGCCCTGTTCCACGGCGTCCGGGTCTATTCTTCCATCAACCTTCCCGTGACCACCGAAACCGTCGAAACCACCAAGACCAAGACCACGACCTACCACATGATCGCTATGATCGAAGGCGCGGTCGCACAGCCGGCGGTTATCTACCCCTACGGGGAGCCGGAGAAGATTCCCCTGTCCAATGACTACGGCGTGTCTATGTTCTTCGACTATGGCACGAAGGCCCTGACCCCCGACCTGATCTTCACCTACTCCACCAGCGTTACTTCCGAGTAATCGGAAGGGCACGCCCGTGAAAGGAGCGAATCACAGTGAAGTTTATCAACAAACGAACCGGCGTGATCCTGGAACCCCGAAGCCGCATGGTCGAAGACCAGCTTCGCAAAAGCGCGGAGTATGCCCCCTATGAGCCGCAGAAGGCCGCAGACGAGGGCGAAAAGCCGCTGGCGAAGATGAACAAGGCCGAACTTCTGGAAACCGCCCAGGCGGCCGGAATCGCGGTCCCTGACGACGCCACGAAGGCCCAGATCGTCGAACTGATCCAGGCGAAGGGCGCGGAGTAATCCAGGGCCGCCGAAAGGTGGTGGAAACGTGCTTCAACAGATTCTTTCTTCCCTGGACGGCCTGACCGACCTTGAACAGAAGGAAGTCCTTCGCGTCCTTATGTCGAAGGACGGCCGACTGGAAAAGGTCAAGGCCCTTCTGGGGATCAGCGGAACAGACCAGGACGAAGTTCTTCTGTTCGTCATTCAGACGGTCGAAGACATGGTCCTGGCCTATATCAACCAGGACACGCTTCCCGCCCCGCTGGAAAATGCCCTGATCGTCATGTGCGTCAGTTACTACAAGGCCGCCGGCCTGGGGACCACCCAGGCGGCCGTCGGTCCGGTCGCGTCCGTGAAGCGCGGGGACGTCACAACGTCCTTCGCCAACGCTTCCGGCGCTTCCGGATCGGCGTCGACCTTCAACCTGGGCGCAGAAGGCGACGACTTCTTCGGCTGGCGAACGGTCCTGAATGAGTTCCGGCGGTTAAGGTGGTGATCGTATGTTCGGAAATCCCGCCGCAGAGCGCGCGGCGATCGAAATGACCTACGAAGACACCGCCACGATCAGCCGGACCGAAACCACGACGGGGTCGAACAACATCACGAAGACCGTTCCTGTCGTGAAGTATTCTGAAATCATTTGCGCGCTGTCGTATTCAGGAAGCGACAAGAGCCAGCAGACGGACGCACAGAACGAAATCGACTATGACGCCGTTCTGTTCACCGCCCCCGACCTTCTGGTCCTTCCTGGCGACAGTGTTTCCCTGAAACGCTTCGGCCGAATGGACCCGACCAGTCAGCGCGTCCTGACCTTCCAGGTCGTCGGTCGCCCGGCCGTCTATGCTACCCACCAGGAAATCCGCGTGAAGGACGGTGATCTGGCGTGACCCTGAATAACTTCATCGAAGCGATCGCGGGGAAGCTGACCGCCGTGTGGCCTGACCGGAAGGTCTACGTCGACGAAATCCCGAAGGACGCCGACGGCCAGTTCTTCGTCGGGATCATTGAATCGGAGCAGGAAAAGCACCTGGACCGCCGCTGGAAGCGGTCGATCCAGTTCGAAGTCCTGTACTTCCTGAACACGAAGGAAAACATGGAGTTCAACGCCTGGGCGGAAACCATGTTCGACCAGTTCGACGTCCTGACCGTAAAGGAAACCGACCAGAAGGACCGGACGGTCCGGCTGACCGGCCAGAAGGCGACGCCGAACAAGAACGCCCGCGTCTTCCAGTTCACCTTCGACGCCGACTTCTTCTTCGTCGTGACCCCGCCGGAAATCCCCTTCATGGAAAACCTGGACCAAACAGAGGAAGTGAAGTAATGGCAACAGCAAAGAAAGCGGCCCCCGCCGCAAAGAAGGCCGGCGTCGCAGACCAGGCGGCCCCGACCTACACGAAGGAACAACTGGTCAAAGCGAAGACCCTGAACCTTCCCAGGGACGCCGTCGCGGCCGTCCTGGAAGACGGGAAGGTCTACACGAAGGACCAGGCCGTCAGCCTGGTCACTGATTTTCTGGAAAGGAAGGTGTAAGTCATGCCTATCGGTGGCGGAACTTTTACCACACAGAACAAGATCCTTCCCGGCGCGTATATCAACTTCGTCAGCTTGGGAAGCGTCGTCAAAATGGGGACGCGCGGGATCGCGGCCCTTCCCCTGGAACTGAACTGGGGACCTGAAAACAAGGTCTTTTCCATCTACGCCGAGGACTTCAACAAGACCGCCCTGACCGTCTTCGGCTATGATCCCACGGCGGCCGACATTCTTCTGGTCCGCGAAGCCCTGAAACGCGCCAGGACCCTTCTGATCTACCGCGTCAATTCCGGCGGCACGAAGGCGACCGCGACCGTGGGCGGAATGACCGTCACGGCCGCCTATGGCGGAACGCGCGGGAACGCGATCAGCGTCGCGATCCTGACCAACGCCGACGACGCGACGAACGTCGACGTCGTGACCTACCTTGACGGAATGGTCATGGACACCCAGACCGTCGCGAAGACCAGCGGGTCGGCCAACCTGAAAGCGAACGACTTCGTCACCTTCGGGAGCGCGGCGAGCCTGGAAGCGGCCGTCGCGACCACCCTGACCGGCGGCACGAACGGAACCGTCAACGGCGCGGCCCACACGGCGGCCCTGAACGGCTTCGAAGTGGAGTCCTTCAACGTGATCGGCTATCCCGGCGACGACGACACGATCAAGGCCCTGTATGCGACCTTCGTGAAGCGTCTTCGCGACGACGAAGGAAAGAAGATCGTCGGCGTCCTTCACGACTACAAGGGCGACAATATCGGCCTGATCAACGTGAAGAATGGCGTCGTCCTGAACGACGGAACCACCGTGACCGGCGACAAGGCCGTCGCGTGGGTGTCCGGCGCTTCCGCCGGCGCAGAGATCAACGAGAGCCTGACCAATACCGCCTACGACGACGCCGTGGACGTGGACATTAAATATACGAAGTCCCAGTTCGAAGCGGCGATCCAGGCCGGCGAGTTCGTTTTCTATGCCGACTATGGGAAGGCCCGTGTCCTGACCGACATTAACAGCCTGACCAGTTTCGGCGGCGGCGTGACCGAAGACTGGACTTCGAACCGCGTGATCCGCGTCCTGGACGGCTGGGCGAACGACGTCGCCCGAATCTTCGGCGATTCCTATATCGGCAAAGTGACCAACAGCGACACCGGCCGTCAACTGTTCAAGGCTGACCTGGTGTCCCTGGCCTTGCAGTATCAGGACATCGACGCGATCAGCGACTTCGTTTCCGAAGACATTACCATTCAGCAGGGCAACGGAAAACGCGACGTCGCCGTCGACTCCGCCCTGAAACCGAACGACAGTATGGAAAAACTGTATATGACGACTGTCGTCAACTAACGGAAGGAGTGTGAACCGAAATGAAAACCCTGAACGCGCCTGATACCATTTCCGGCAAGGAAGGCCGCGCCTATGCGAAGGTCAACGGCAACAACGAAGAACTGTTCATGTCGAAGACCATTGAAGCGACCGTCGAGAAGTCGAAGTCCGAGGTCAAGGCAATCGGAAAGCGCATGACCGGCCACAAGACCACCGGCGGCAACGGAACCGGGTCCATGACCCTTTACTATCTGACGCCCCTGTTCCGAAACATGGTCAAGACCTGGAAGGAAACCGGCCAGGACATCTATTTCGACATGGTGGTCGAGAATGACGACCAGGAATCTTCCGCCGGGAAACAGTCGGTCCTTCTGATCGGCTGTAACCTGGATTCTGTCGTCCTGGCAAAACTGGACGGCGACAGCGACGATCCCCTGGACGAAGACGTCGACTTCACCTTCGAGGACTTCGACATTCTGACCCCCTTCACCAAGTTCTAATTTGAAAGCGAGGTAAAAAACTATGGGTAAATTGCAAGAGTTCCTTATGGACGCGGAGATCGGCACGACCCAGACGGAAGTCCAGATCGCGCCGTTCCCCTTCCCCTTCGTGATCCGTTCCATTACGGAAGCGGAGAACAAGGCCATTAGAAAGACCTGTCAGAAGGTCGAGTTCGACAAGAAGACCCGCCAGAAGCGAATCGACACCGACACTGACCTTTACAACGCCCGCCTTGTGGCGGCCTGTTGCATTGACCCCAACTTCAAGGACGCAGACTTCCAGGCGAAGAAGGGCGTCCGTGGGGCGGAAGACCTGATCAACCTGGTCCTGAACCCTGGACAGTACACCGATCTTCTTCTGGCCGTCCAGGAAATCAACGGCTTCACTGACGACGTGAACGAGTTGAGGGACGAAGCAAAAAACTAATCACGGGGGGCGGGAATGAGGCGGACGCCGACGGCGAATCGGTGTACGCCCATTACGCCCTCCACCGGCTGAAAATCCTTCCGGGACAACTTCTGGCCCTTCCCAGACGGGAACGGGCCTTCATTTATGCTTCCATAGACCTTCAAATCGAGAAGGAAAAGAAGGAAGCGGCAAAAGCGAAGCGCCGGAAGGGCAAGAAGGGCAGGTGATAAAATGGCCGGCGTATCTACACAGTTTTCGATCCAGGACAGAATGACTTCCCGCCTGAACACCATGATCGGCGCGGCCCAACGCCTGAACCGAACCCTGGACGCAACCGACGCCCTGACGGACACGATCGACCCCGGCGCGCCCTTCGAACGAAGCGCCGCTGACATCGGGGCGGCCAGTCGTCAGGTTGACAACTTCAACAACCGCCAAGAGCAAGCGGAACACGGGGCGAACAGGGTGAAGTCCGTCTGGTCTAAAATGGGCGGCGTTATCAAGTCCGCCCTTGCGGCGTTCAGTGTGAAAAAGATCGTCGAACTGGCTGACGGCATGACCACCACCCGCGCGCGGCTGGACCTGATGAACGACGGCCTTCAAACTACGGCCGAACTTCAAGATATGATCATGAAGTCCGCCAACAGGTCCCGCGCGGCCTACTCCACCACGGCCGACGCTGTGGCTAAAATGGGCATAATGGCCGGTGACGCCTTTTCCAGCAACGAAGAACTGATTGCCTTTTCCGAACTGATCAACAAACAGTTCACGATTGCCGGAACATCGGCCGCCGGTATCGACGCGGCTATGTTGCAGTTGACCCAGGCCATGTCGTCCGGCGTCCTTCGTGGCGAGGAATTGAACAGTATTTTCGAACAGGCCCCGACCATCATTCAGACGATCGCCGACTACCTGGGCGTCCCGATCGGAAAAATCCGTGAAATGGCCGCCGAAGGTCAGATCACTTCGACGATCGTGAAAAACGCCATGTTGTCGTCTGCCGACGAAATCAACGCGAAGTTTGCTTCTATGCCCATGACCTTTTCCCAGGTCTGGACGATCGCGAAGAACGTCGCGCTGGAAGCCTTCACGCCTGTCCTGACCATGATCGGCCAGGGCGCACAATGGATTTACGACAACTGGTCCATGATCGCCCCGATCTTCTGGGGCCTGGCGGCGGCGGCCCTGGGCTATGCTGTGGCCCTGGGAATCCAGACGGCCGCGACATGGATCGCCAACGGAGCCGCCCAGGCGTTCTTCACGACACTTCTGACGAACCCCTTGTTCTGGATCGCCCTTGCGATCGGCGTCGTGGTGGCCGCGATTTATAAGTGGGTCCAGTCCGTCGGTGGCCTGAAAGTCGCCTGGCTGATCTGCGTCAACGCGGTTCTGACCGCCTGGGACTGGGTAAAAATCGGCTTTATGACCGGCGTTTACTTCGTCATGGATTTGTGGAACCGTTTGCAACTGGCCTTCTACACGGCTGGCGTGAACATTCAAAACTTTATGGGTGATATGAAGGCCGGAGTCCTGACGATCCTTCAAAACATGGTCAACGGGGCGATCGACATCATAAACGGCTTCATCGGAGTCCTGAACAAAATCCCCGGCGTCAGTATCGACGCGATCGAGAAGGTGACGTTCGGGACAACCGCGCAAATGGAGAATGACGCCGCGAAACAGGCCAGAGCCGCAGACCTGGCCGCGTACCAGGACCAGATCAATTCCCAGATCGCGGAGAGGGATTCCGCCCTGTCTGCTATGAAGGCAGAAGCGCGCGCCGCTACCGCCCAGCGAGAAGCGGAGATCGCCGCCGCGAAGGCAGAATCCGCCGCCGCCGGCAACGGAAGCACCGAACCGGACTGGTCCGCCTACGCGAACACAGACCCCGGCGACATCGGGAACGTGGACCGCGTCGGGTCCGTCGGGTCCATCGACGAAGACATCAATATCGCCGACGAAGACTTGAAGTTCCTTCGCGACGTGGCTGAAATGCGCTACGTTCAGAACTTCGTGACACTGACCCCGACTGTGGCCGTAGACGCGAAGATCAGCGAGAAGGTCGACGTCGACGAAGTGGTCGACAAGATCGAAAGACGCCTGGAAACCGAGTTCGAAGCCGCCGCCGAGGGGGTGTACGCATAATGAACGACTATGGAATGACCATAATCGCGGGGGGACGGGAAATAGAAATCCCCGTCCTTCCGCAAAAACTGAAAGTGACGTCGCCAGGTAACAACGACAAAGCGACCGTTCTTGTCCTGGGCGACATTCTGATCCTTCGGAAGAAGGGGCTTCGGACTGTCGCCTGGGATAGTTTTTTCCCTGTGAATGACGCGCCCTTCGTGACCGGCCGGATCACAGACCCGGTCGAAATCGTCCGCGCGATCCAGGACGCCCGCGACGGACTGGACCCGGTTCGTTTCCTGATCACAGGAACGGACCTGGACATTAACGTTCGAATGGGCGTGGAAACCTTCGACTACGAAGAACGGTCCGGAGAACTGGGCGACTTCTACTATTCGATCAAACTGTCGGAATGGAAGGACTATTCGCCGCGCCGGATCGTCCTTCCGCCGGAGCCGAAGAAACCGGCACAGGCCAAAGAACCGAAGCGGCCAGGGAAACCGCCGGCCGCCGCCGCGAAGACGTACACCGTGAAGGCCGGTGACTGTCTGTGGAATATCGCGAAGAAGTTCTATGGCAAGGGGGGCGACTACACGAAGATTTACAACGCCAACAAGGGGACAATCGGTTCGAACCCGAATCTGATCTACCCCGGACAGGTTTTCACAATCCCGTGATCACCATTCTGTACCAGAACAACGTGACCGGCGACGCCTTCGACGTAACAACGTTGTGCGCCGGCGCGAAGTGGTCGACAAAACGGTCCGGGTCCCCCGCTTCCCTGGAACTGACCGTGATCGTCGACGATTCCGTGACATGGACCCACGGGGGGATCGTCGCCCTAAAGGACGGAAAAACCGGCATTTTTTACGGCTACGTCGTGAAAATCCGCCAGAAGGAAACAGACCGGGTCGAGGTCACAGCCTACGACCAGACCTGGTATTTGAAGAAGAACAAGGAAACCTATGTCTTCACAGGAAAACGAGCCGATCAAATCCTGACCCAGATCGCGGCCGACTTCGGCCTGAAATGTGGGGCGCTTGAAAATACCGGCTATGCGATCCCTTCCATGATTGAAGACGGCCAGACCCTTTTCGACATCGTTTTGAAGGCCCTGGATCACACCCTGATCAATTCCGGGAAAATGTTCGTCCTGTGGGACGACTTCGGGTCCCTTCGGATCACAGACGTCGAGAAGTCGAAACTGGACCTGTTCGTGGGAGATTCCAGCCTGGCGACCGGCTACACCTACGAAACCGACATAGATTCCGAATCCTACAACAAGATCAAACTGGTCCGCGACAACAAGAAGACCGGAAAACGGGACGTGTATATTTTCCAGGACTCCAAGAACATCAAACTGTGGGGCGTCTTGCAGAATTACGAAACCGTTGACGAAGACATGAACGAAGCCCAGATCAAGGAACGCGGCGGTCAAATGCTGGAACTTTACAACCGGCCGAAGAAGTCCTTCGAAGTGAAGGCCCTTCTGGACCTGTCGGTCAGAGCCGGCCGCGCCCTGTATATCGGGATCAAGGACGTCGGCGTAAGTTCCTTCTTCATTGTGGAGGAAGCCAGCGCCGATCTTTTGAAGGAACAAATGACTTTGAAATTGAAGGTGGTGTGACATGGCACTTCTTGAAACTATGAAAAAGGTCGCTGAACAGTCGCAGAACGCGAACGTTCCGGCGGCCTTCCTTTTTGGGAACGTGACGGCTACGTCCCCGCTGACGATCCGCGTCGACAACCGCTTCGACATCACCGGCGAAGCGATCGTCGTCATGAAGGAGTTCCGCGCCGGTTATTATCCGACGCACCGTCACAGCGGCTTCGCCGATTCCCCGGCTACCCAGCCCAAAGGCGGCGGGTCCGGCGATCCGGCCTTCGCTTCCCACGACCACACGTTGAAAAATGACTACCTGATCAACACGGGACCAACGTCCGAATATTATTACGGCCTGGCTGTGGGTGACAAGGTGGTCCTTCTACGAAACCAGGGCGGACAGTCCTTCCTGGTCCTGGGAAGGGTGTGATCCTATGGCCCTAATACCGAACCAGTCTTCGGTCACGATCGGCCAGGCCGTCGAGGTGACGCCGGCCGCCGAACACCCGACCAGAACCTACAAGGCAGACTTTGAAACCGGTCGCGTGGCTGGTTTTGTCGACGAAACGGAAGCCATGAAACAGGCGATCATAAAAATCCTAATGACGGAACGGTTTTCGCACCTGATCTATTCCTGGGACTATGGGACAGAACTGAACGCAGTCGTCGGGAAAAGTTACCATGTGTTTTCAAGTGAAATCAAACGAGTTATCACGGAAGCACTTCTGGCGGACAGCCGGATCACCGGCGTCACAGACTTCAAGGTCGGTCAGATCGACAAGAGGACAGCCCGCATCAGTTTCACGGCCGAAACAATCTTCGGGGAAATCCCCGTCGAAAGGACGGTGACAACCAATGTATGAGAATATGACCTTTGAAAACATCATGGACCGCTGTCTGGCCCGCGTTTCCGCTTCGGTGGATAAACGTGAAGGGTCCATCGTCTACGACGCGATCGCGCCGGCGGCGGCGGAACTGGCGATCCTGTATATTGAACTGGCCTATCTTATGGACCGGGCCTTCCCGGACACAGAAACCGGCGACGACCTGACGAAGAAGTGTCGCGAAAGAAGCGTGTTCCGGACGACCGCGACCCAGGCAGTCCGGAAGGGCTACTTCGAGAAGGCGGACGGCGGCGGCTGTGACATGGAGATCGGGACGCGCTTTTCTGGCGGCGACATCAACTTCACCGTTACAGAGCGAATCGCCCCCGGCCAGTACAGCCTAACAGCAGAAACGGCCGGGACTGTGGGGAACGAGTATGTCGGAACCCTGTTCCCGATCGACTACGTCCCTGAACTGGCGGCCGCGCGCCTGGCCGACATTCTGATCCCAGGCGAAGACGAAGAAAGCGACGACGCCCTTCGCACCCGCTACTTTGAATCGCTGAAATCCCAGGCGTTCGGCGGGAATATCGCCGACTACAAAAACAAGGTTGAACTTCTTCCAGGCGTGGGAGCCGTCAAAGTTTTTCCTGTCTGGAACGGCGGCGGAACCGTGAAAATTGTTCTGGTGGACAGCGAATGGGGCGTCCCGTCTTCCGAACTGGTGAAACAGGTCCAGGAAGCGATCGACCCTGTGAATACCCAGGGAACCGGCGTCGGCCTGGCCCCGATCGGCCATGTCGTCACGGTGGCCGGCGTCACGGGATCGAAGATCGACGTGTCCTTCAACCTGACCTTTGAGGGCGGGGCGTCCTGGACCAGCACCCAGGACGCGGTGAAGGCGGCGATCCAGTCCTACTTCGACAGCCTGGCCCGGACGTGGGCCGACACCGAAAACCTGATCGTCCGCGTCAGCCAGATCGAAACGAAGGTCCTGAACGTTGACGGCGTCATTGACATCACAGGGACGAAGATCAACCAGGGAACCGCGAATATTTCCCTGGGCGGCGAAGCGATCCCAGTTCTGGGGGCGGTGACGAATGGAAATTAAAGAATACTGGCCCCGCCGCCTTCAAGAACTGGTCGAGTTCGGCCAGATCGCAACCGCAGAACAGCCGGAGTTCACAAAGGCCGTCCAGGACGTCCAGGGAGCGCCAGACGACTTCTTCCTGGTGAGCCTGTCCGAATATGGCTGTCGGCGCTGGGAAGCGATTCTGGGCCTTGTGGCGGCCGCAGAAGACACCGTCGAATCCAGACGCGAAAGAATCTTGATCGCGTACCTGGACCAACTGCCCTACACATACAGGGCGCTTCTAAAATACCTGTCCACCATCAGCGACGACTTCAAGGTCGTCCTGGATAATGACGCCTATGAACTGTTCGTCCGGATCAGACTGTCCGGCTACACCCAGCGGGACGCCCTGGCGGAAACGCTGAAACAAATGATTCCGGCGAACCTGGTCCTGTTGCTTCAAACGGCAATCCCACAGACCGTCCTTCGCCCGGCTTCGGTCGTGGGGGCCGCTATGGTCAATATGGTCCGCCACGAACACCACCCAGAAGGAGGAAACACGAATGGCACGATTTAAGTCTACAATCACAGACAGGGGCGCGGAAGTCCTGACCGCTTTTCTGGCGGCCGGGAAACGCCTTGTCCTGGTCAGCGCGGCCGCCGGCGACGGTGTCGCACAGGTCAGCCCGAACACGCTGACCGCCCTTGTGAACCCGATCAACGTGAACGCCCAGATCGGCGAAAAGACCTTCGTCGAAAGTAACCCGTCCTATATGCGAATCCCTGTCCAGGTCACGAACGCCGGCCTGGAATCGGCCCAGTACGTCCGAGAGGTGGCAACCTTCGCCCTGGACGAAAAAGACGCCCCGTTCATGTTTAGTTATTCCTGGCTGGACGGAGCCGACAGCGACAACATTCTTCCGCCTGATTCCTTCCTGGGCCGCGCTGGCATGGACGGCGAAGGCGACACGGTCCACATTCACGACGTCGCCGTGGTCGTCACCAACCAGGAAAACAGCGGGATCACGGTCGAGGTCGGAAACGGGTCCTTCGTCACGACCGCGCAAATGGTCGCCTACTCCGCGCCGATCGTCCACGGCCACGCCGCTTCCGACGTTCAGGAAAGCACAGGCGAAAGCGTGGAATCCGTACAGCGCCGCCAGGACTTCGACATTTCCGCGATCCGGGAGCAACTGGACACCGGCTTCGCCGGAACGGCTGTGACCCACACCTTCGCCACGGCCCAACTGAACCAATGGAAGGGCTACGACGGAACCGGACTTCCCGAAGGGATTCTGGACGCCGCGAAGAACCGGCTGTATCTATGACCCGCTTCGCCTGTAAGCCGCCGGAAACGTCGTGCCTATTATCCAACCTGTTCACGGAACTTCGGCCCGTGTGCGGCCGCTGTGAGGGCGACAACGTCGTCCTGTGCGGCTTGACCTATGAAGGCGAAGAACAGACGGTCGTCCTTCGGGACTATGGCTTCGACTATTCCGGACGGCGTGAAACCGTCGAGAGAATCAGGAAGCGAAGGTGTATCAATGGGAACCCGGAAAAACTATCAGCGGAAGGCGAATGGGAATGAAAGTCCCCTTCACGTCCTTCCTGTTGCGTCAAAACTGATCGACTACACCCTGGACCTGACCGACAACACGAAGCACTTCCCGAAGAAGGTCCGCTTCACTATCGTCAACAGGATTCAGGATCACGTTCTGTCGATCTATGAAAAACTTCTGGCCGCGAATGAAATCTACCCGATCCAGAACGAAGAAGACAAGGTCCGTCGGCTATCCCTTCAACGGGACGCCCTGACGGCCTGTAAAATGCTTCTGTTCTTCATCGAATTGTCAAAGAAGCGCGGCTATATCGACACAGGGACCTTCGACTACTGGACGAAGATCACCCTGGACGTTAAGTTCATGGCCGCCGCCTGGTATAAAGCAGAGCAAGCGCCCGCCGAAGAAGCCGAAAAGGCCGAAGCGCCGGTCGCGGAGCCGCCCACCCAGACGGAAGGTTAATGATATTAGGGTATGATCTGTACCCCGAACGCCGGCAACGCGAACAACGTGCGGAATGTCAATTCCGACGGCAGTCTGAACTGGAACAATGCGTACAACGGCAACAACGGCGTTCGCCCGGATTTGGTGGAAAACGCGACCGAGTAAGGCGACGAACCTGAAAACAGAGTACCCCAACAAAGGAGATCATATCCTTCCCGACGCCGGAAAGGCCAGGGTAAACACATGATTACTGACGCGAGGGCTTCGGCAGTACGACGCCCAGACTATAAGCGGTAAGGAGATTTTTATGAAGAACACTGAACAGAAACCGCCTTCTGACTTTGAAGTCATGGCAGATTTTAACCGGCTTTATTCTGCCTATCTGGAAGCACGCAAGGGAAAGCGGTGGAAATACGCTGTCGTCCGTTTCGAAGCGAACCTGTTGGAAAATCTAATGGCCCTTCACTTCCTTCTGACGTCGCGGAAATACCGCCCTTCGCCCTACAATTACTTCCTGGTCCATGAACCGAAGGAACGCCTGATCATGTATAACGGCTTCCGGGACAAAATTATTCAGCACAGCCTATGCGACAACGTCCTGGAACCGCGCCTTGCGAAGACGTTCATACTTGACAACTACGCCAGTCAGAAAGGCAAAGGAACACACTTCGGCCTGGACCGTCTGAAAGCGTTCATGCAACGATATTACAGGCAGTTCGGGGCGGACGGCTGGGTCTTGAAGTGTGACATAAGAAAATACTTTTACAGTATCAATCACGACGTTTTGAAGTCACAACTTCGCCGGATCATCGACGATCCCGGCGTGTTGTGGCTTCTTGACTTGATTATCGACTCCACGGAAGGACCGGGAATCCCGATCGGGAACCATACTTCACAATGGTTCGCGGTCCTGTACCTGTCCGGCCTGGACCACATGATCAAGGAACGTCTGGGAATCAAGTTTTACGGCCGATATATGGACGACTTCTTCCTGATCCACCCGGACAAGGACTATTTGATTTACTGTCTGGAAGAAATCAAAAAGTTCCTGGTCCCGCTGGGGCTGGAATTGAATCACAAAACGGCCGTGTTCCCGCTGACCCAGGGGATCGACTTCCTGGGCTTCCGGACGTACATGACGGACAGCGGGAAAGTCGTCCGCAAGATACGCCGCGACAGCAAGAATCGGATCAGGCGGAAGTTGAAGAAGTTCCGTCACCTTCTGGACGAAGGGCGGATCGACTTCGAAACCGTGGCCAGTCATATTCTTCCTGGACCGGCCACGCTGAACACGGAAACAGTTATCACTTGATCAGGCAGACGAACGAACTGTTCTACGACCTGTTCAAAAAAGAAATGGAGGAATACCATGTCGAAAAAATTGTCGACGTTGCCCGTCGGCGCGGTGGTGAAATCGGTCAACACGAAGTATAACGGCGCTGTGATCCGCTTCAAAGTCGGCCGCCAGTCTTCCGACCGCGTGGGCCTGGTGACGGAGCGAATTATTTCCCTGAAATGCTTCGACGCGAAAGAGCCGAACAACAGCAACAACGACCGCAGAAACTACGGCAACAACCGCGCCGCCGTGGCGAACCTTCTTCAATGGCTGAACAGTGCCGCCGGCCCTGGCGGCTGGTACAGCGCCCAGCACGGACAGGACGCCCCGCCTGATAACGCGAACGTCTGGTCCAACTACAACGAATACCAGGCCGAAGCCGGCTTCCTGTCCTTCTTCGAAGTCGACTTCCGGAACGCCCTTCTGAACGACACGATCACCGTCGCGAAATCCAACACAGACGGCGGCGGTTCGGAGCAGATCACGCGGAAGGTCCGCCTGTTGACCCGGACAGAGGTCTTCGGCGACACAGAGAACGGCACCGCCGAGGGGACCAAGTGGCCCATCTTCACCGACAACAACAGCCGCCTTGCATACCCGACCGCCGAAGCGGTCAGCAAGTCGGAATACAAGACTTCCAGTCTGTCGTCTTCACAGCCCTGGTGGTGGTGGCTTCTCACCCCGTACGCCGGCGACGCGTACGACGTGCGGTATGTCACATCCGACGGCGGTCTGGACTGGTACTATGCGTACTACGGCGGCAACGGCATTCGCCCGGCTTTGTTTTTGGCCCCTGACACCCTGGTATCCGATACAACGGACACCGACGGGGCTTATATCATTCAGTGGAATCAGCCGCCAACGACCCCGTCGTCCATTTCCCACGGGACCCCGCGCGCCGGCCAGTCCTTGACGATCACGACCGGCGGGTCCACCGACCCCGAAGGCGACGCGATCAGTTATGTCTGGGAACGCCGGGTCGATTCCGGGGCCTACACCCAGATCGGGATCACGACCGCGAAGTCCATCGTCGACACGGTCCCGTCGAGCGGGACGAACTACCAGGTCCGCGTGAAGGCGGTCGACGCCAACGGCGCGGAATCCGCATACCGGACCGGGAACGCGACGCCCATTTCCTACAACACGGACCCGGTAATCAGCGGAAGCGATCAAAACCTGGGCGCAAAGACCGACCCGTTCACCTACGACTATACCGTCACGGACAGCGAAGCGGCGTCCCAGACCTTGACCGTCACGGAAACCGTGACCAACGGGACCGAAACGATCACCCTTCGGACCTACACGGCCACGAGCGGGACCCAGAACACGGCGGACCTGTCCGAAGTGTGGCTTCGCCTTCTGACCGGGTCCCACGTCCTGAAAATCTACGTCACCGACGGAGCCGGCGGAAGCGCGACCAGACTGATCACATTCAGCCGCACCGTCACCCGGATCGCCGCGTCCCGTGCGATTACAACGGACGCGAAAGTCGAAAAGGTCTTCCTGTCCCTGTATCCGGCCGATCACCCGGCCGACGCGACCCTTCATGTCGAGGTCACGAACAATCCGTTCGACGACAGCCCCGCCTGGGAAGACATCACAAGCAAGGTCGGGAAGTTCGTCCACACTTTCACGAACACGACCGTCGCGTCGTCTTCCTACGGCCTGGCCTATCGGTTCTACATGACAAAGGGAACCCAGGAAATCGAAGTGATCCAGGCGACCGTTCGGTTTGCCTAACAGAAAGGGGGGAAACGCTATGTTCAATCCGGAACAGTGTGACTTTGTCAGCATGGCCGAAGCGAAGGAACGCGAGAAACAGAACCCGGCGGCGGAAACCGCCAGGGCGGCTTCGATCGCCTTCGTGGCGCTTGCGGAGTCCGGCCAGATCGACGACGTGACCGCTTCGGAAAACGTCAGTCAGTTCAGCCCGTGGGCCTACCCCGTGGCGTATGCCGTCGGCAATATCCGCGCCTACGGGGGCGAACTTTACCGCTGTAACCAGGCCCACACATCGCAAGCGGACTGGACGCCGCCGGCAACGCCGGCCCTATGGTCGAAGATCGCCGATCCGTCCGTGGAATGGCCCGAATGGTCCCAACCGCTGGGCGCACACGACGCCTATGACTCCGGCGACAAGGTCGCCCACAACGGCAAACACTGGACTTCTGACCTGGACGGGAACGTCTGGGAACCCGGCGTCTATGGCTGGACAGAAGTGTCGGAGTAACCCAGAAAGGAGATCGACGCCAGTGACAGAAGGGATTCTGATCGCCGTCCTGTCCCTTCTGGGGACCCTGGGCGGTTCTTATTTTGCGAACAAGAAAAGTTCCGCGCTGATTGCCTATCGTCTGGAAGAACTGGAAAAGAAGGTCGACAAGCACAATTCGGTGATCGAAAGGACGTACAGCCTGGAAGAAGCCCAGGCCGTGATCGAGGAAAAGATCAAAGTCGCGAATCATCGGATCGACGACCTGGAAAAGAAGACATGAGCGGACGGCGCGAACAGAAGCGCGAGTTTTCCAAAATCATCATTTCCGTCGTGGGGGCGGTCACGATCTTCGTGACCGCCTTCACGCTGGTCATGGTATGGAGAACCGGCGACACGTCGCCCCTTGCGTATTTGATCCCGGCCGTCTTCACTGAAACAGCGGCCGCGACCGGCTTCTATTACAGCAAGGCGAAAGCAGAAAACCGGATCAAACTTCGGAAGAAGTACGGTCCCGAAATCTACAATGACACAAAAGAACTGTAACGAAAGGAAGGAAAGAACATGAACGCTGAACAGATTATTTCCGTGGTCGTCGCTATCCTGACCGGCCTGTCCGCCTGTATTCCCCTGGCCTACAAGCTGATCCAGTACGTCAAGAAGGCGACCCAGGAAAAGAACTGGGCCGCCCTTCTGGGGCTTGTGATCAGCCTTATGGAAGAAGCGGAAACGAAGTTCACCGACGGGGCAACCCGGAAGGAATGGGTCATGGCTATGGTCCAGACTTCCGCCGAGTATATCAACTATCCCGTTGACGTTACGGCCCTGGGCGAACTGATCGACGCCCTGTGTGACATGACGAAGGTCGTCAACTTCGAGGAAATCCCGGTGATCGAGCCTGTAAAGGGGGAAACCGACAATGATGAAAAGTAAAACCTTTATCGAAAAACTGATCGACGCGGCCCAGAATCACAAAACCCTGTACGTCATGGGGTGCTTCGGCGCGCCTATGACGGCCGCCAATAAGACCAGGTACACCCAGAATCACAGCTACAACAAACAGGCGGCCCGGACCGCTATGATCAAGGCCGCCAGCGCCGACACCTTCGGTTTTGACTGTGTCTGTCTGATCAAGGGGATTCTGTGGGGCTGGACCGGCGACAAGTCGAAGACCTACGGCGGCGCGGTCTACGCTTCGAACGGCGTCCCCGACATCGGGGCCGACAGCATGATCGGCAAGTGTAAGAACGTGTCGACCGGGAACTGGGGGAACATGACCCCCGGCGAAGCCCTGTGGGTCCCCGGCCACATCGGCGTCTATATCGGCGACGGCCTGGCCGCGGAGTGTTCCCCGGCCTTCGAAAACGACGTCCAGATCACGGCCGTCGGAAACATCGGCAAGAAGGCCGGCTACAATACCCGGACCTGGCAGAAACACGGCCGCCTTCCCTATGTCGACTATTCCGACGCCGGCGGAAGCGCGCCCGTCGTGACCCCGCCCGCCAGCGGCGGCGAAACCGTCTACACCGTGAAGAAGGGCGACACCCTGTCCGCGATCGCGGCGAAGTACGGGACCACCTACCAGGAGATCGCCGCCTACAACGGGATCGCGAACCCGAACCTGATCCGCGTCGGCCAGAAGATCAAGATTCCGGCCGCGACCGCGCCGGAGTCCTTCGCAAAGGGGGACAAGGTGAAGGTCCTGAACGCCGTCACCTATGACGGGAAGCCCTTCAAGACCTACTATGACACCTACGACGTGATCCAGGTCAACGGCGACCGCGTCGTGATCGGCGTCGGCGCAACCGTCACGGCCGCCGTCAACGCGGCGAACCTTCGCAAAGCGTAAGCCGGCCGGAGCCGGCGGAAAGGGGGGCGATCCCGTGGGCGTAAAGAAAGAAGACCTTGTCCGCTGGATCGGCGGCCTGGAAACCCTGAAAGACGACGTCCCGGAAATCATGTCCCAGATCGCCGTCGGTGAAGGCCAGTACGCCGTCCGCCAGGCGCGCCTGATCTGCAAGAACGACAGCCCGGACATCGTCAACACCGGCGACTACCGCCGAAACTGGAAGTCCGACAAGACGGCCAGGCGGAGCGGGAAACGCTATATCGTCCGATTTTACAATCCGCTTGAATATGCGAGTCACCTTGAACACGGATTCCGAAGCCACTTCGTCCCCGGCCACTGGGAAGGGAACACCTTCGTCTATAACCGGGACGACCCGGAAGGCGGAATGTTCGTCGGCCCGAAGGGCGGTTACGTCCGGGGACACTTCACCATGAAGCGCGCCGCGAAGAAGACGAAGGATTCCCAACAGGCCAGAGTGTCCCGCAAGATCACGCGGGAGATCAACAAGCGAATGAAGACGAAGTAAGAAAGGCGGACGGGGAAACCCGTCCGCCTTTTTGCTTTATCTGACCACCATGTCAAGGGCCTTCGAAAAATATCCCTGTTGCGCCACGGTCAGGCGATAGTTCTTCGCCCCAGCCTGGATCATAAGCCCGTCGCCTTCCGGCAGGATCGCGGAGATCGTGGACAGCTTGCAGTCGAAGCCGTTCTGTTTTGCCAGGAAGACGATCCGCCGGTTCGTGAGAACCGCCAGACCGTCGAAGGCGTCCGTGACATCGTCATAGACCGTCTGACTGGCCCCGCCGCCGGACCGCACAGACACGCCCTTCGCGACGCGGACACTGACGCCGCCGCCGCTTCCTGTCCTTCCGACCGCCTTCTTCTTCGTGACATACCGGCGCGCCGGCGCGAAGAAATGGGCGACTTCGCCTTCGCCCAGGACCACCGGAACCGACGCAAGAGCCGGAAGAACGCCGCCCTGAATCTGTTGAAGTTCCTGTTCGGTCATATATGTCCCGTTCCCGCCCTGACGCTTCGCCTTCTTCCCGGCGCTGGACTTCGCCCCTTGCCAGAACAGGAAGACCGCCAGGGCAACGAAAAGAAGCGCGATCACCCATTCCGCCCCTGTCTTGTATTCCGGCGCGGTCGTGGCCGACACCAGGGCCGCCACGGCGGCCAGGACAAGAGATAAAGCACCGAAGATTTTCCAGACCATATAAAAGCCCCCTTGTGAGTGATATTTATGGTTCATGCCAATAATATCATACCATAGTTTATGGTAACGTCAAATAGAATATTGCAAGTGACCATAGACAGGGGGACGAAAATGAAGAATCTGGGCTACTACGGACGGCGGAATATATGCGGGGAGCGCGTCAGAATGGCGCGTCTGGCGAAACGCATTTCACAGGAAACCCTGGCGGCGAAAATGCAAACGCTGGGCGTGAACATAGCCCAGGACGCGATCAGCAACATCGAAGCCGGCCACCGGCTGGTCATGGACTACGAACTTCGCGCCTTCGCGACCGTCCTTCAAGTCCCCATTGAAGAACTACTTGAACCGGAAGAAGAATAGACCCACGGAACGCCCTTCCGTGGGCCTTATTTTTTACTTGACATTACGGTCTAAAAGGCGTAATATAGAAGCAGAACAGAGAAAGGCGGCGATTCAAATGAAATCCGGAAGCACAAAGAGCGAAACGACGATCGCGCGTTTGCGCTGTGAACGGGGGCTGACACAGGCCGCCCTGGCGAAAGGAACCGGCGTCAACATTCGGACGATCCAGAAGTTCGACAGCGGGGAACGGGGAATCGAAACTGCGTCCCTGGCCGTGGCGCTTCGGATCGCCGACTTCCTGGGCGTCCACCCGCGCGATCTGATCTGACAGCACAGCAAAGCCCCCACCCTTGCCATACGGCAAAGGCGGGGGCTGTTTTTCTTTATAGGGGGAAGGAACATGAAGAAGCGCAGATTCAAACACCTGTCCTGGAACGACCGCCTTCGGATCGAATCGTTCCTGAAATGCGGGAAGCGTGTCCAGGAGATCGCCGACGAAATCGGCGTCCACCGGAACACGATTTACAACGAACTGAAACGGGGCCGGTATATCCACCGAAATTCGGACTGGACCGAAGAAGAACGGTATAGCCCGGACATAGCCGAAGCCGCATACCGGGAAAACCTGGCCGCGAAGGGGCCTGGCCTGAAAATCGGCAAGGATCACCGCCTGGCCGCGTACATCGAACGCCGGATCGTCGAAGACGGCTATTCCCCGGCCGCCGTCCTGGGCGAAATCAAGGTCAAGGGAATCCGGTTCGACACGACGATCTGTGAAGCGACCCTGTATTCCTACATCAAGAAGGGCGTGTTCCTGACACTGGAAGCCGCCCACCTTCCCCGCCAGGGCATGAAGAAGCGCCAATACAAGAAGGTCAAGAAGACGGCCGCCAGGCCGTCGGCCGGCCGGAGCATAGAAAAGAGGTCCCCGGAGATCGACGACCGCGCGGAGATCGGACACTGGGAAATGGACTGTGTCGAAGGCAAGAAGAAGACGAAGGAAACCCTTCTGGTCCTGACGGAGCGGAAGGCCCGGAAGGAAATCATGGTCAAAATGAAGGACAAGACCACCGGAAGCGTCGTCGCCGCCCTGGACCGCCTTGAACGCAGATACGGGAAACTGTTCAGCAAAGTATTTCAAACGATAACAGTTGATAACGGGACAGAGTTTTCTGACGTCGCGGGCCTGGAACGGTCCTGTCTGCACAAAGGGAAGCGGACGACCGTCTTTTACTGTCACCCCTATTCTTCCTATGAGAGAGGGACCAATGAGAACACGAACGGAATGATCCGGCGCTGGTTCCCAAAGGGGACCGACTTCGGGAAGGTGACGGCGAAGTCGATCCAGGCCGTCGAAGACTGGCTGAACGCATACCCGCGCGGGATTCTGGGCTTCCGCTGTGCCGACGACGTCTTCGCCGAAGCCCTGGCCGCCCTGGT